CTCATAGTTGGGTCATTAGGAACAAGAACAGCAGAACTAATCAACTCTCCGCAAGTTGTGTGTAAAAATGCACTAAGTTCTGAGAAGTAGAATGTATCTCCAAAGTTCCAATTATTGATACTGAAGTAATTGTTCATTGCTGCAAGTACTGTGCTGCGAATTTCACTATCACTTGCATTTGTACTTGAACTCTTGATTACCTTAATTGTTGCTCGTAATGCAGGAACTGCTTTAGGTCCAAACAATGGTTTAAAGACTACACTATTCATGATTACTGCATCGCTCATCATCTTATAGTTATTTACACCGCTGTATTCAGTGCTTAATTCAGTGATAGAAGGGCGTATCGGTTCTGGAATAGTATTAGTTGTATCCACAAGCCAATTAGTATATTCAGTGTAGTACGCTTGCGTAACCAAATACAAGTCAATAATATTAGTTGTTACCGGATCAATTCTAGTAGTGTTATTACTGTTATGTCTATATTGGTATGACAATCCTTGTCTACCTGTCTCAACTGAATATGAGTCTTGCTCTACTAACAAATAGAACGGGGTAATGATGGTTTGGTCTTGAACAGTTTTATAAAACTTGTTCTCACCATATGCATAGAATAATGTTCCTACTGGATAATCATATTTTACAACTTCAATCTGAGATGTTGTTGCATAAGCATAATTTACATCCGCACTAGGAATAATATACTGCCTAGATAAATTAATAGCATCTTGTATCGTTCTAAAAAATACATATTTTCCAATATTAGATGAGCCTGTGCTATAACCAGTAACCTCAGTAAAAAAGTCTGGATTTAAAATTAATTGGCGATTGTTAACATCGGTCGCAGCTACTTCAACTTGGAAATCGTTAATGTACCCGTCGCTCTCTACTGTCTGTCCTACAATATTTACCTGTAAGTCTTGACCTAAGGGAATATTTGTTCCGAACTGAGTATTTACAGAAAGTATATTGACAAAATCTTGAATGATTTTTCCACTAAAGGGGTCGTATACTAGTTCATCTTTAGCAAAAGTAAATCTAGTATCAGCGACACTTCCAAAGTAATATGTCAATGAACGGTAAGTAATGCTATATGTATTTGCGCCAGTGCTAGTGAACTTTACAAAATAATTCGGATCAGTAAAGCCGGAAATAGACCACCGATCTTGATTAATCATCAATGAATTATTAAACACTAATGTAAAGTCTTGTTGCAATTCCATTCTGAATAAACATTCTTGAATCAGCGTTGTCGGGAACGCATTGCCGAATACAGGAATTATCTCTGCAATCTGTATATCGGTGGGAACATACCCATTTAATTTAATAGGACCAACACCATTAGCAAAACTACCGTTGCCATTATTGCTACCGTCACCTGCAACATTAAGAATAGTTGACCAAATATAAGTTTGTTCGGGGCTAGGAGGAATACCCTGAACTAATCTGTTAGTAGCAAGATCGAAATAGAATCCAGTAGGTGCAATAAACTTACAGATAGCGCCGGTTGTTACATACTTCATGTTTTGGCTGTTGAAGATGCCAACACTTAGTGGTTGCTCTAAACTACCGGTAACTGTATAGAAGTAACCTGATTCAGTGCCGGTGTCTACTGTACTTGTTCTCCAATAAACAGTCCCGTCACCTGATGCTGCATTGACAGGATATCTTGTATAATTTTGAATATAATACTGGGTCGCTCTGTTCAATGACAATATATTTGACAGTGTATCAGTGAAGAAAGCAATAATGTCACTAGTATTATTAATAGTTAGATTCAAGAAGCCATCCGCGTTGTCTTGATATAGCGCGCCATCGCTACCAAAACTATTTGTGCTGGAATACTTACCAGTAGGGTCAAGTAAATCTAGATTCTTAGAAGTGCCTACGCTTGAACGATTGATTGCTTTACTCTTAACGATAGAGCTATATAAAGTGTATGGGAAGTTATTGTAGTCTTCGCCATTGACCATACGATTTTGTGTGTAGTAACGAGTAGGAGCACGTTGTTTGATATTAGCAAGAGTTTCACGAGCTTGGGCAGTGTTAACTGTTAATGGTAATTCAAGACCAAATGTAATTTGTTCTGCTCTACCTACGCGGCTGATATAAGTGAAGGTGACTGAGATGCCTTGCATCTCACTAGGGCTAATTGCATAAGTCAGCGCATTACCCGCTCTTACATATGCACGGAAATTGCCGACCGGAATCTGGCTGAACACTCCGTCACCAAAGGTATAAGTTACTTGATCGTTGAAGCGAGAACCTACTGAGAAAATCTTTCTGTCTGAGAATTCAGTTTGCAAATATGCGTCTGCATATACATTTTCTACTTGCTTCCAAGGTGTTCTAGTACCATCTTCATTGAGTTGGAATAACCATGTGTCACTGTTGTTTACGCCCTGAACATCAATAGGAATATTCTGATTACTGATTTGTTGTTGCAAGGTGAAATCGTAATTCTGAAGACTACCCTGTTTGAAGTAGAAGAAGAATCCAGTCTCAGCAGAGCCGAAGCCCAATTGGTCATTGCGATACACCATATTGAATCTGCCAGTTGGTGCTGGTGGAATTTCATATACACTAGTTGAATCTACAGTTGAAACACTGCATAGTTCAAAATTCATAGTCTGACCATCGATGGTGCTATTAAACGGAACAATAGGCAATGCATTAGGTGGAATCTGCATGGTGTATTCGCTAGTACTAACACCTGCTAACTCAGAAATATTAGCGGGGCGACCGATTCGTTGAGTATTAACTAGCGTAGCATTTACAATAGTATTGAATTGTTCCAGCCAGTTCGGATTAGCAGGGTCATTCCAAAGAATAGTTTGGTTGCTAAGATTTAATCCATTGATGTCAGTGATGTTCTGTGTAGTGCTGATGCTAGATATTTTTAGGTAGCCCTGTCCAGCAATGTTTCTTTTTGGAATATAGCTGACAAGATTGGCAAGCTTAATAACACTGTCTCTACGCTCAGCAGTATCAATAAAGTTCTCACGAGCATTCAAGTCGCCGCGGAATGCAAGACCCTGACCCATAAATGCAATAACATCAAGCAACGCAATGAATTCACTTGACTCAGTATAGTCATTGAAAGTTTCAGGATAATATACACGAAGGTAATCGATGAAACTCTTGCGTAGGGTTTCATAATCATAACTTCTAAAGTCGGCTTCACGGAACGTCTGGTATATAGTTTTCCAGTCGTTGAGGCCAAACAACGCAGATTGTCTTGAACTTGTTGCCATAGATTAATACTCTTTTCATGTATTTATCATTAGGAAAAGAGCAGGTTTTGTTAAATGAATGTAGCGGTAGTAGTTGCTCTGTTAAAGAATACACTAACAAGTTCTGCTTGATTGAACGGGTTAATTGCAAGTTCAACTTCTAATAAGATACCGTTTTCTTTAGGAAATGCTTTAACTGAATTAAGAATAATTCTGGGGTCTGTTGCGGCAACTCTAAAGATCTCATTTTCTAGTTGGAACTGCACATCTGCGGTGTTTGGTTCAAATATAAAGCTCCAAACTTTAGTTCCATATCCCGGTTGTCCTACTTTACTACCTAAAGGAATATTAAGGGCATTTAAGAAATCTTGCATCACTAATTGGGTATCAGTCAATCTATACTTCTTTCCCCAAATAATAGGTTGCCGAATGCCGCCTGCGCCATTGTCGATTCCGCCTACTGCATTAGTAGTTTTTGGCTTACAAGCGTCTTTGGTACTAAACCCTACATACTGTGCCATTAATTATTCCTTATCCATTTCCTGAAGGTCCTATAATACCCGCAATTGTATTATTCAACTCTGCTTTACTTGTATTTATTTTTGTTTGTATACCTTCAATTGCAGTTGCACCAGATCCAGTAACTGAGGACAATGCTGTTTTAGCAGTAGCCGTTATTTGCGTAGCACTAGAGGTTACTGTAGTAATTGAGTTCGTAACTGATTTGATAGTTGAATTTACTGAGGAAGCGGTAGATGATACCGATGTTGCTGCTTTAGTTAAAGAAGTCAGTGAACCACTAAGTGAAGATGCTCCTCTAGATATCCCTCCTACCGCGCCGGTCAATGACCCTGTTAACTCAGATAGTCCAGACGTTAAGCTTGATGCTGCGTTAGCGATTCCACTAGCAGTCTCTCCGGCACCAGCAAGAATATCTCCAGCAACATTATTAATATTATCTAAATTAATGATGTCATCTAACAGTTTAGCGTATTCAGGATCAGTTGTTGCCTTATCAAATTCAGCAAGTGCTTTTTCAATTGCAGGATCTCCTGCAGGGAGATTTAGTTCTGCTTCATTATATGCTTTTGATTTTTCAAAAATCTTTTTATCAAATTCAGCAAGTTTATCTTGAAGCTGCTGATATTTTTTACCAACATCAAGTAGTTTCTGTGCTTGATCCTTAACATCCTGAGTAATTTCACCCAGTAGATTTGGTATCGGGATTTTGGGATTGCCAAGAACAGATTTAATTTGCGAAGTGATTGAGCCTCTATCGGTAGTATTAAATCCTACAGCAGGAAGCTTGATGGCAGCAGCACCGCCGGCACTAAGTGCTGACACTGAAGATGCTAGTTCTGCTGCCGCGCCTGCTGGCAAGCCCTTAGATACAAGTGCAGTTAGATTATCTAATTGCCCTCCGATATCATTTGCAAGTTTTTCCGCACTTTGTAGTCCGCTCATTACTGATGTCTGTGCATCCTTAATAAGCCCAGTAAGACTGCCTGCACCCGGAAT